AGCTAGTGATTATACACATGGATATGAACGAGGTGTATATTATAGTTCTTTTTATGAAAACACCAAAGAATTCTTACAAAACAAGATTTCTGAACAAGATTTAAAATTGAAAGAATTGTTTAAAAGGGATACCCAAGGTGTTTTTGACTGGTGGAAACCAAAAGCTATAGAAAGATATAAAAAACTTCACAGTGAAGGTAATATCAAGTCTGATATCCTATTTTATAATAAAATGATAGGAATGACTTATTATGAAGCTAAATCAAAGTTTTTTGACGAAGTTGGTCGATAGTTATATATTTATATAACAAATGATAGTAAATTTCATCAAAGATAATAGATTTCCTAAGTTTATCAATCAATTAACATCTAATTCATTGAATCAAACTGATAGTACCTATGTGGATACTAGTCCCAATGGAATTTTTGATGGTGATATTGGTACGGTTCTAATTAAAGATGGCATAGATATATTGTATAAAACAAATAATGATACTGAATTTACAAATTTATCCAGTTATTTTAAGACTGTAGTTGACGCAAAGAGTGGATTACTTACGGGCGGTATTAATAAAAAAGCTACTTGGATTAAAAATAGTTCTTCTACAGAAAAGACTTGGAAATTTTTGGGATACACTTGTCCATTCGACAGTACTTGTGCTCAATGTCCGATTCCATATGCTTACTATCCGACTTGATATTAAGTTCTTGACATTTTTATAATTTTGTGGTAGGGTATAAACAATGAAAAAATCATTGTGTTGCATTTCTCTTCAACTTCAAGAAAAAGGTTTCAAGGCAAATACCATGACCAAGACTAGGTTCTTGACATTGGAACGAAAAAGTGCTTTATCTACCATTTCACAACGAACATTAAACAATGTGCATGTTGCGGTAAATACATTTGCATTTTGTGCAAGTAAAGGTTGGAATTATCGTATCAGCAGTGATTTGTTTCCATTGGCTACTTTACCCGAAGCAAATCTATCATTTGATATTCTTCCTGACAAAGACCGTATTTATGCTGAATTCAAGCGTGGTACAGAAATCATTAAAAAAAATAATTTACGGTGTAGTACACATCCTGATCAATTTGTAGTACCTGCAAGTGCTACCAAGTCTGTTGTAGAAAAGTCTATTGTTGAACTAAAAAATCATGCTGGTATCATGGATTTGTTTGGTTTACCCCAATCATACGATTCGCCAATTAATATTCATATGAATTGTTATAAAGGTGGTACTAAAGATATAGCTAAACGGTTCATTGATGTATACAATGATTTACCTGTTAATGTAAAGTCTCGTTTGGTACTTGAGAATGAAGACAAACCTAACAGTTGGAAAGTAGATGAATTGTATGATTTAATTTATTTAAATACTGGTATTCCCATCACGCATGACAATCTTCATTTTCGTTGTAACCCAGGCAAATTATCTGCTAAAGAAGCGGTAAAGTTGTCTATGTCTACTTGGGGTAAACATCGTCCATTGTTTCATTTTAGCGACAACGATCTTACCAACAAGAATCCACGTGCGCATGGTGACTATGTTCGTAGTATTCCTGAAGAATATGTTGACATGGATGGTGTTGATTTTGAATTTGAATTCAAGGCTAAGGATTATGCGATTGAAAGGTTTGAAAAAGAATTTGAAAAATAATTAAAAAGTTGTTGACGGTTTGAAAAATGTGTGGTAAAGTAATTTCAAGTTGGTGATATACTAACGAAACAAAAAAAATAAACAAAAAATAAATATAAATATGATTATTCGTAAAAACAACAAGATGCAGACTAACTTCGTATACAATAGTTCTGCTAGTATGGAAACATTCATCTCTTATCCATTTGCTGGAACCAAGCGAGCTGGTACTCGTTTGACTCTTCGCAGTGGTAAGACTCGTATTGATTTGAATGGCCGTCAGGTTAAGGCACTACGCAAGGTTCTTGCTACTGCTTCCCGAGTTAAGTAATCCTTGGTTTTGATATGGGAAAAACATTTAGAAGCGACAATGACTTTAGAAAAAAATATTCTAAGGTTAAGAAAAATAAAAAATTGTCAAATGTAAATAAACCATATTTAAATAAAGGAGGAAAGGTAAGAAATTACCAAGATGAAGTAGATAATGAATATTAAATCAATAGTTGTATTAATAATTAACATAGTATTATTTCCATTATCTATTATTTTTCCGAATGTAACGCCATTCGCAGTAATGTGGTTGGCGTTATATTCTTTTTATTTGTCATCTAAATTGGAAGAGTATAAAAATGTTACTCTGACTGTATTGGAAGATGATAAGAAAAAAATAGAAAAGGATTTAAATACATTGTTTTCTAACCAAAAGACTGTATTATCGGTTATTAACGCTCTAAGAGCAAGAATCAATAATCAACATGGGAAGACCCAAAAAACAAAAAACCCCTCTCTCAAAGAACGATTCAAATCAATTGAACGAAGAGACGCAGATATTAACGAAGACTAAGTCTTTATTTGATCATATCAATCAAATTAGGGAAGTTAAGAATCCCAAGTACTTTGATACACTTACCGCATCTGATATTAAATCGTTCAATAAGTATACATTATTGATGGGGTTAGGTATGGATCAAATCATTATTGAAGAAATTGCATTTGTATCCAAGTACTTTGACATCTTACCCGAGAAACAACTTTATAAAGTATTATGTGACTTAGTACCGCATGGTAGACGATTTTGTAAGTGGATTAAACCAAATAAGGTAAAGTTCAATAAAGAATTGGTGCAATTAGTCGCAAATAAATTTGAAGTTAGCAAAGATGATGCTTATAGTTATTGTGTACTATTTTTCAGAACGGAAAGTGGGATTAATAATCTGATTGATATATGTAAACAATATGGTAAATCAGAAAAAGAAATAGAAGGATTAATGGAAAATGAATAAACTTTATATAGGTGTATCTGGATTTGCTAGAAGTGGTAAGAATTTGTTTTGTGATATTGCGCAGAAGGTATTGAAAGAAAAGTATAATTTAACATCCAAGACATATGCTCTTGCGTATTTTTTGAAAAAAGACTGTGAACCATTTATTCAAGAAAAGTTAGGTTTAAGTGCTTTTAGTGAAAAGACTGAAGACAAGAATGCGTTTAGAGATATGTTGGTGTGGTATGGTGGTGTAAAACGAAAACAGTCACAGGGTAGATATTGGACTGGCTTGTTGTATGAAGAATTGAAGAATGATACTAATGATGTAAACTTTATCAGTGACATTCGTTATGTGGAATATGTTGGTGATGAAGCATATTGGTTGCAAAAAGAATTAGGTGGTAAATTGGTACATGTTAGTAAGTACACTTATGGATTTCCTAGTGGTGGGAGACATTATAGGATTAATGATACGAGTAAAAAGATATATAATGAAGCTCCAAATCAACATGAAGCGTTGAATGATCCTAAGATTAGAATTCTTGCAGATTATAAGGTAGAATGGGAACAGATAATATCGCTTGATAAACCTATGGATGATTTAATTAATAATCCAATATTAAACAATATTGTGGAAGAATGTCTTACGACAATAATGAAATAGTTCTAATATGATTGTGATTGTCGTGGAATTCCATTGTTTTATCATCTGTTGTTGATAACAATAAGTCTATAGTATTTTGGTCAAGGTTATTAATTGTATTAGCGTATTGTTTATTACAATCAAATAATTTTTGACCTTTTTCTTTTGCTTTACAACTACATATGTTTTTGAATTGATCAACGCATGCACACAATTGCATCAAACTACCATTGGTTGTTAATGGTTCTTTTGTTTTAATGTAATTATAGAGTTCATTTAAATTGATTATTCTCATGGTGATAACTTATTGAATATAAAATATGTAATTAATGATGTTACATAAATAGTAGGTATTTCTATAAACGAATAACCAAAAATGAATTTTCCTATTAAAATCAACCAAAAGTTAAGACAAAAGGGACATGTTATCAATCGTGTAAAAAAACTATTATGTTTTTGTAATAGATATGAATGATATGTTAGTGTAAAGTCAGAATCTTTTGCAGTTAAATAATCATTAACTTTAAACCATTTGAGTTTTAATAAGTGACTATATTCAACAAATGCTTCGGTGTTGAACCATATTATTAATAAGAATGTATATAAAAATAGTAGTATTATCATAATTTGATTTGTTTGATAATATAATCTGCAATTGATAGAGATGATGTTGCTGCAGGACTTGGACAATTAATTACATTACAGACATTATTATTAATTATTATTTCAAAATCTTGAATTAATTCTCCTGTATCTGACATTGCTTGTGCTCTTACACCTGCACCACCTTTGATTAAATCAGTTTCTTTAATGTTTGGTATTAATTTTTGTAATGATTTAGTAAATTGTTTTTTACTAATTGATTGATATAATTCTTTAAAACACATATATTTGTGTTTGAAAACAAATTTCCAAAGTCCTTTGAATGTGATGTAATCGAATACATCAAATAAGTTAATATTCAACAGTGAATATCCTTCTCTTGAAAATGCCAATACTGCATTTGGACCTGCTTCAATTCCACCATTAATTAATCTGGTAAAATGAACTCCTAAAAATGGATATTTAGGATCGGGTACGGGATAAATTAGATTATTAACTAAATGACAGGATTCTGGTTTTAATTTATAATATTCTCCTCGAAAAGGAACAATTTTGGATTTTATTTTAGTAGTAAGTTTTGATACTTTATCAGAATATAGTCCGGTACAATTAATTAAAACATCGTAATAAAAACGATCATTTTCGGTAGATACTATATCATTGGTAATATTAATTACTTTAGAGTTTAATTTTATTGTATGTCCACTGTTTATAATTAATTCTGATAGTTTTTGTATTACTTTTTTATAATCAACAATTCCTTCTTGTGGAACATGTAGTGCTTCAATTCCTCCTACATTTGGTTCGATTTCAAGCATTTGTTGTTTATTTAATTTTCTTAGATTTTTCAATCCATTTCTTGTTCCACGATCAAATAGTTCATTTAATTTTATAGATTCTTCTTGGTTTGTGGACACTACTAATTTTCCGCATATTTCATGCGGAATGTTATGTTCAATGCAGAAATCTGTCATTTGTTTTATACCATCCACTGATAACAGTGCTTTTAATGAACCAGGTTTATAGTACAAACCACAATGTAATACTCCACTATTGTGAGTACTTTGGTGTTGTCCTACACCGTTTTCTTTTTCTAGAACTACAATATTTAAATTTTTATTGGCGGATAATTTATATGCTACTGATAGCCCAACAATTCCTCCGCCTACTACAACTACATTTTTCATATTATTTCGTATTCTATTTCTGTTTCTGAAAAACCCCACGAATCTTCATTTCTAGATATCAATATTTGATTGTTTTCAATATATTTATCAAAATATTCTACCCAATCCATTGCATTGTTATAAAACTGTTTACTTGGTGAACTTCCATCATTTGACATTCCTGTATGACTCATATGATATAAAGGAACGTTGTATATATCTTTTAATTGAAATCCGTATAATACTGATTTTTTCTGAACATTAGTATCAACAAAACATGCATATTTCATTTGTTCTTCATAACCTTTAACTTTCAACCAGATGTTTTTGGTTGCAAATTGAAAATCACCACAACAATTAAACAAACTATAATTGTCATTTGGAGTTACTCTTGCAGGAAAATATCTTGGTTTACTTGTAATATTTAAATGATCAACATAAACATTTAAATTGTCTTTATTAGCAATAATGTCTTTATAGTCGATATCTCGTCTACTAAGAACATACATTGTATTCTTATTAGTTTCGTTAATAAATTTACGTAGAATTTCTTTTGTAGGAGGAATAATGTCAGTAGTAGATAGAACTATATATTCTGCATCTGTTCTTCGTATACCAATATTAAATGAAAATACTGTAGAACATGCTTGTGCATTAGGATCATAATTTTCTAAAATTTTTGCTATTTTTGGTTCTATTACAAAATGTTTTAGTCTTCCTGTTTTGGGAATGTCGTTTATAACTTCATATAAGAAACTTCTTTTTTCGGAATTCCAATCAACATAAATCACTTCATCGAATGTTTCTAACATTCTAGTAATGTGAATTACAAATCTTTCTTTTTCTTTATAATTATCATTTCTACCAAAAACTATGACGCATGTTTTATCTTTGATTTTGTTTGGTAGGTTGTATTTTTTAATATTATCTTTGTGTACACAAAAGAAGTTTCCATTATTGGATACGTTATGTATAAAATATTTGAATTCGTCGTTATCTAAAGGACCAACGCAATCATTTATATTATTAAATGGAGATGCGTCATATATTTTATAATCCAAAGAATCAATCAAATTGAAGTATTCATTTATTTGTGAATCCGTCATCGATTTTGACGAATTGATCATCAAGTCCGATTTATTGTTTTCAATCAATGAAATTTTCTCTTTTAATTGTTTTTCCGAGTCAATGTATAATATTGATTCGCTTAAATTTGTTATTGTATTGATCATATATCTCTTTTTGAAAGGATTGGATTTTTAATTGGCCAAAATATATTATATTCTGGATCATTCCACTTAATGTGAATTTGTTTTTCTATCGATACATAACTTTTTGTCAGTTTATAATGAAATAAACATTCATCTGATGTTACTAAATGTGCATTTACACATCCGGCAGGAACAAGGACTTGATATCTATTTTTATCATTTAATTGGAAATATTGTACATTTTTATATGTAGATGAATTTGATCTTACATCAATTACTATAAAATATACACTTCCTTTTAATACATCAATTAATTTCCAATTGTCTGTATCTCCGTGAAATCCCCGTAAAACATTTTTGGTTGAATTGGAAAATGAATCGATGACAAATTTTAAATCTTTATCTTTGAATTCTGATATTGATTTAAACATTTTAGAATAATGTTCTTCATTATATGTTTCAAAGTTTTCGCCTCTATGATCATAAAATGAGTCTGGTTGGATTACTATTAGATCATTTATAATAGTACTACATTCTTTTATTTTAGAATTCATACATTATTTAGTACATTCAATAGAGTTTCAATTTTATCTCTTTGTAGACCTGGATAGTTTCCGATATACCAACTGAAATTATGAACGTGATCTACTACTTTAAAATCATCATAGTTGATATTGAAATGCTTTTTGATGTATGGTTGACGAAGTTGATTTCCACCACCTGACATACCTCTTCTAAATTCAATGCCTGCTTCTTTTAATCTCAATTCTACATTTATTCTGGTAGCATAAGATGGATCTTTTAAGATTACTGTGAATGCATAATTACACTGACCTTCCAATTCTAGATCGGTGATATACTTTGAAGAATCTAGTTTATTCATAAAATAGTTATAATTTTCTATTCTATTCTTGTTATTTTTATCTAACTTTTTCAACTGAGACAATCCTAATACTGCATTAAGTTCGGTACTTCTAAAGTTATGGGATGGACGGAGGAAAATAAAGTCTTTATTGAGATCTGGATGTTTGTTAATAATTTCGTTCCTCATGGATTCATTAGTCATTTCTCTAATCATACCATGTGATCTTAATGCTCTACAAATTTGATAAAATCTTTCGTCGTTGGTACAAATCATACCACCTTCAATAGTAGACATATGATGTGCAAAATAGAAACTAAAATTGCTTACAAACCCATATGATCCTACTTTTTTACCATTGAATGTGGTACCGTGAGATTCACATACGTCTTCAATTAAATGAATATTATTATCTTTACAAATATTCAATAGTTCGTCTGTGAGACCGTTGATTCCCAAAACGTGAGTTAAAAATATTGCTCTTGTTTTTGGTGTAATTAGTTTCTTAAGTTTTTCCAAATCAAAAGATAGATTTTTTAAATTGATATCACAAAACACAGGTGTAAATTCGCTGAATATTACAGAAGAAACATCTGATATCCATGTTAATGGAGGTAAAATTACCTCACCGTCTTCATATAATTCATTTAGTGCAAGTATTGTCAGTTCATTTGCACTAGCTCCACTGTTAACCATTAGGTTATATTTAGTGCCTAACCATTGACCCCACGCATTTTCAAATTCAACTACTTTTGGTCCATTGGTTAGTTTAGGAATAGGTGTTTGATTTAGAAAGTTTACTAGTGAATTGACATCTTCTCTGTCAATGTTGTCTTCCATTAATGGTAGGTAAAAATTGTTCATAACTTTTTTAATAGTTCACTTGACGAATATATTTTTGGTAGATCGAGAATCGATTCTTCTATTCCAATTTCTTTACATACATCCGATTCTGCAGTAACTAAATTCGAACCTTTTCTATCTCCACTGTTAAAAAATATCAAGTGGTCTTGTTTATATTTGTTTTTTAGGTATCTAAGAGTCTGACATTGAGTTTTATCTTTGTCAACAGAAATAAATACATCATCAACTGATTTCAAATTAAATATAATTCTTGCTCTATGATTTTCGTCCATGAATTCTTTGGTTCCTTTTAATTCACGTTGATAATCACTATTTATGACTACAATTAATTTGTCACAGTTTTCTTTTGATGAATTGATATATTCAATGTGACCGTAATGAACAGGATTAAAATATCCAGATACTATTCCTATTTTCATATGTTATATGATTTTTTTATTCTATCCAATAATAAATTATTATTTAATTTTCCATGAAAAAGTCCACAGGTAAAAGGATGTATTTTAGCTAAATCTCTTTCATTTTTATAATGATACTCGTTATATTCATCGTGTATATTAACATTTACAATTCTTTTTTTCCAACAATAAGGAATTTCAGATAAAAAACATTTTAAATCGGTTCCGTTTACATCTGATATTGTATAATTTTCTTTTTTAAGATTTATATTTACACATTCATTATCATTTGTTTCGAATCCGACATTTAGTTTTATTTTATTTTCAAAAAATCCATGTGGAATGAACAATGGGGGAGTAATGTTTGATATTTCTATTTTAGAATTACGATCTTCTCGTATATGACTATATCCATCGAAATGTCTAAAAAATTCTCTATATGGAACTGATTGAATTTTATTATACATACTTGGAATGAAACTACTAAAATAATCAGTTCTAGGAAATAATCGATCTGGAAATTCTTGACTAAACCACCATTGATGATATGTTTTTTTTGTTATAATTTGTGCGCTATCTACATTATCATTCATTGAATGTGCAAATGTATTTTTAAATTCTGATGTATGTCCGAAAAAGAAAATATTAACTTCTTGCCAGTGTGAAAAATATAATGTAGCGTGTTCATTTGAGAATTCATTTCTAAATTCGTCAATGCAATTTTGAAAATGATTGATATCATCATCAATGAATATATGATCATGATTACAACAAAAAAAGATTAAATCGTCATTTAATTCTTCGTATAATTTTTTCCAATCGGATTGATATTTACATCGGGTTGAAGAAATGTTGCAATCATAATCTTTAAACAATAAACTTATATAATTTGTTAATTCATCTGTTTTATTTTTATAAGAATCACATAATTCAAATTTAATAATTACCTTTTTCCAATTATATATATTTACTACACTATTTAATGTATATTTGAATACATCAATTGTACTTATATTTTCTCCGTAAAACCCTCTAAAATAATATCCTGGAGATCTTGCTTTATCGTCTAAATATACATTATACACTAATATCATATCTAATAAATTGATGTTACACCTGTTTTGTCAATATTAAAATCTAATATTGATTCTTTATATTTTTTTACAATTAATTTTTTAGTTTTTTCATTACATATTGTAAGTACAAATCCGCATCCTCCGCTTCCTAATAATTTAGCACCATAAGCACCCATGTACATTACATCATCTATAATTTCTTTAATTTTGTTATTTGATATTTGCGGTGAAATTTTTTCTTTATTTAACCAACTTTGGTATAATAATTTTCCTATATTTTTAAGATCTTCTTTTAGAAATAATTTATAAGATTCTTTTGCAACTTCAAGTATATTCAATTTATTATTTACATCCGATTCATGCGATTTGGCAATTAAATCACTGGTTCTTTGTTCATCTGTATAAATTAAAACCATTGAATTTTGCAATTCCTGTTCAAATTGTTCGGTAATAGGAAGAGGTTTTGTAAAATATTTTCCGTCTTTCGTAATTTCAATTGTACTAAATCCCTTTGCGAATGGCCAAATTTGATCTTGGATTCCTCCACTTTCATTTAAAATTTCTCGCTCAATTTTAATAGCTGAATTGATTAAATCAATTTTATTAATTTTTTCATTATTCATCATTTTAATCGTATAAGCCATTGCAATACAATAGGATGAAGATCCTCCTAAACCAGTTCTAGAAGGTATATCTGAATAAGAAAATAATTCAATTGGTTTGTTAACGTTAAAATATTTTAATGTCTCTCTTATTAATGGATTTTTTAATTCGTCAATTGTATCTACTAATTCATATCTTGAATATGTACACAAATATTGTTTTGATAAAATTTTAGGTCTAAATCTGGTTGATATATAACAATATTTGTCTATTGGAGTTCCGATTATAAATGACCCATATTGTTCATAAAACGATTTATAATCGGTCGATCCTCCAAATAATGATATTCTAAATGGTGATTTAACGATAGTCATATCATTTTTCTCCGTAATAATCACCCCATTCAACTAATATAGTGGGTCTATTATCGGTTCTTTCGTATGCATATTGGAATGATTCAAAAATTTGATATGGTTCATCCAATCGAATGATATCGATTGTATCACACATTGCTTTAAATCCTCCTGTAAAATCACTAATATGTTGATGTTGAGGATGTAATGGGCGTTGAGAACCAATTGAAGTTCTGATGATTACTTTTGGTTTATATCCACCATCAGACATTATTTTCATTTTATCTAGATGATTTACCAATTGATTTGCAGCTAATAATAGAAAATTCCATCTAGGATAGATAGAAATAGGAACGGTTCCGTTTAATGCCATTCCAATTGTCATTCCCATTTGCATATCTTCGTTGACTGGCATTTCTAATAGTTTAGATCTATCTACATCTTTCAATGTATTTGTCATACCAGTACCGGCATATTCTACTGCTTGACCTAAAAACAAAGTGTTTTCTTTAGCTGCTAACCAATCCATTGATCTTTTTAGTTCGTCGAAATATTTCATAATATTAAAATTGAATTCTTTTGCCTGCTCCTGCGTGTGGATATTTTGTTTCGTACTTGTAATATTTAATTTTACGTGTTTCTTTTGCAAAGAATAATTCATCGCAATTCCAAACTTTCAAAGTATCCGTACAAACTGATTTGCCATTATCTTCTATTACATAAGTGATTGGTAAATCGTGATTTATAGAATATTTCCAATTTTCAAAAAAGGTTCCTGTTTCCGATGTCATATCACCAACGAAACACCATACTTTTTCATCTGATTTCTTTCTTTTAATATCCAATGCAACTCCTGTTGCAATAGGGATATTTCCTGTAACAATTGCAGATGAATATATTTTATGTTCCGGATAACATAAAGTAATTGATTTACCTTTAAGAATGTCTGATTTGACTGTTTCCGGCGGAACCCCTTTCAATAAACATTGATAATGAGATCTCCATGTACAGAAAACCCAATCATTTTCTTTTACATCATTAAATATTTCAATCATTTGTGTTTCATTTCCAGAATACAAATGTACTGGTGCTTTAATTTTTGAGTTATTAAATTCATCCGCAATGTCTTCTTCAAATGAAACCAATTCTTTTGATGTATACTTTTTCATATAATCTATATAGTAATTTAAAACTTCAAATATTTATTTCTATTTAATTTCATGATATTATAAATCGTATCCCATTTATCGGTCATTCGAAGACCAATTCGAACTTTACTATTTTCTGATGCTTCAGCAACTCTTTTTGATATATCATCAATTTCGCTTTTTTTATTATGAATAGAATAATGATTAACTCCGAATATTGAAGTAAAATCTAAAATTGCAACATTTGTTGCTTGCATCACCATAAAATTCAAACATGTATCTGCGCTCCAAGCTGGTATTTCTTTTGGATAAAATTCTCCTAAATCATTACAATAATTTGAAGACAACAATGGAAAACAACAACTTGAATCCATTGGATTTACGTTGTCATCTGAAACCCAGTGTGTATCATCTGATATACGAATATAATAATATAAATTATTTTCATCTATATCTTCACAAACATTGCGTTCACATTGTTTTAAACCAAGATGTAAAAGTTCGTCCCAATTTTCTGTTTTAATTTCACAATCATTTCCTAGAATCCATGTAAAATATGATTTGCTTCTTAATTTTAATCCTAAATCATAATAATCATTTGGTAAATCTAAATTTTCTTTTTGTTTTCTACAAATATAATAGAAATCATAAGTTAATGTACTGGAAATAGAATTAAAAAAATTAATTGTATCTGTATCATCTTGATCTACTATTGAAATCACTTCAATTTCAGACTTGTCTTTTGTTTTTTCTTCTATAGAAATTAATAATTTTTTTACCAAATCTAATCTTGATCGTGACGGAAATATAATTGATACTAATTTAGTTTTTTTCATAAAAATCCTCTGAACATATATTCATTGTGGGGTGTTGGTGGTACTTTGTCAAATAGTATTTCTTTAGAAATTTTAAAATTATTATTTCCATCATGAAAATGCATGTTATTTAAATACAATCCATATCTCCACCACACCAACAATCTATTGCCTTGTTGCAAAGGTTGTCCTCTATGAATCGCAAATGTGTCAGCTAATATTGCTGTTCCTGCTTTTCCTGTTATTACATTTTCTTTTCCATTTTCTTCACCGTCCTTTGTTCCGGAATAATAAACATGAGGTCCATTTGATTCATCAATGTCTGTTAAATAAATAAAAAATGCGAGAAATTTAAAATCATCGTGATCTCTATGATTATTTTGGGTACCATATATACCACCTTTAATTTTATGCCACCAACAATTGATTGAATACATAGTAGGAAATGAACCTAAATAAGATTGTGCTAGTGATACTATGTGTGGATCTATAAGTTTATCTAGAATTGTATTATTTTGTAGTAATACATTAGGTTCATAACTAAAAGTTGAATATTCGAATGAATCATCCCAGTTTCTTAATTTTTTGTCACTATATTTAGCGACATGTGCATTGTATCCTTGTTTATCTTTTAAATAAAACAAGATATTGTCGATTTCATTTTTATTTAAATAGTTGTCAAATTTTATAAATCCGTCTTTATTTAAAGTATCCAATTCTTCTTGTGTATGTGTAATCGGAACTTGCGGTACATATGAATTTACAATTTTATTTATATATTTTGTTGATTCATTTCTTAAACCGACATTTAAATACATATGAATGTCATTCTTATCGAAAATTTTATGTATTTCTGATTCTATGATATTCATATTATTTGTTATATATAAAACCTACGCCTCTATTACTGCCATTGGCTTGAGTGTTATATTCAACACGATGTGAATTACTCCAGTTAGTCAATGATTCTTTAATAAATTCGTAAGTAAATGGTTGATTGTTATATGCATCAAATCCTAACTCTGGATGATTCGGTACAAGAAAATCGTGTACAATAATAATTCCTTTGTTCTTAGGGAGCATTTTAATTTCATCGTTAATTGGCCAATAACTTTCCCAATGTGCATCTAAAAAGAAAATTGTATGTTCAGCATCAATACTATCAACAATTGAAGACAAAACTTGTGGAGAATTTCCAACATACAATTTTACATTTGTTCTGTTTGAATTGTCAATTCTGTTTTTTGCAATTGATATTGATTCTTCTAATATATCAATTCCGATTACATTTTCTACCAAATGAGAAAATTCAAGTGTAGATCTACCTTCATGTACTCCGGTTTCTACAATTGTATTTATATCATATTCTTTTATTATATCAACAAATTTTTGTTTTAAAAAAGTGTCGTCTAATGCGTATTTTCCGTATGTATTTAGTAATGGCATATATTTTTCTTATTGTTTTAAAAAGTTTATTAGATCGTTTTCGTTTGTTAGGTATCTTATTATTGAATTCGGATTATTCCAAAATGGAAGTTTTATTTTTAAATTATATCCTACAACTGCTCTAGGTTTAAATCTATTTTCATTAGTAAACGTGGCTAAATAAGTACCACTTCCTTTGCCTATAATCGCAATAATTACTTAAATTTGATAATTCAATCAAATTTAAATCACAACAATCAGTAACATTTGAGTTATTGCATTGTGATGGTGCAGTAGTGTAAAAATGCATATGTGGAAATAATTTTCCTATCTTATCCATATCGTAGTGAAATTTGTTATGTCCGCTTCTACAAATTCCGTTTTCTACCCAAACCGATTTCGGATGTTTTGGAAAAGATATTTCCCATTTAGGAAATGTTATATCTGGGACGCCATGATTGTGAATTTTAATAGAAATATTTTTTTCACAACACTTTCTGTTGAATACTTCAACTTGATTTTCCCAAGTATGAGCTTTAGTGTCGTTATATTGACCTAACCAAGTGTATATATCATGATATCCGTTTGGACACATAAAGCTAAAATTATAATCTTCATTCTCAACGTCGTTATCATTATTATCGTTGATGGACATTTCTTTTATAGGAGTCCCTTTAAATAAATAAGCGTGATTTTTAAAACATCCAACTGAAATAGACACATTTTCTATTTGTTTATGTATTTCCCATATTAATGGAATAGTTGTGATTATATCTCCATTGTGCCAGTTGTTCCATAAATATAATTTATAATTCATGTTTTAATATCCTGACGATTTAAATTTTTTAAAAATAGTTATTTTTCTAGATCCGACCAAAACTTCTTTGTATAATTGTTCTAAAGCTGTTTCTAGAAAATTTATTTGTTCGTAGAAAGAATCTGATCTTATATCATTTGATTG